TATATACTATAGTAAAACATTTTTTTTTCATAAATGAGTAATATAAATTAAATACTAATTTTCAATATTATATTCTTCTAATATTTCTCTATCTACATATTCTAAGGTTTTACTATTCGTAGCATTTAAATCTAGTAATGGTGCTACACCCGATTCATGAGCTTGTTTCCATCTTAATGCACAAAGACACCATTTATCACCTTCTTTCAAACCAGGAAAATTAAATTGATCATTAGGTGTAGTTAAATCATTACCTTGGGAATTAGTATATTCTAAAAACTCATCGGTCACTTGGGCACATACAGTGTGAGTCCCTTGATCATTTTCATCTGTATTACATTTGCCATCTCTTTTCCATCCTGTCATAGGATCTGTGCTACATGTTTTTAATACATTTCCATAAATATTATTTTGATCTAGATTTTCTATATTATCACTAAAAAATAGTATAAAAAATATAATAATTAAAAGAAGGAAAATGTAATTCATATAATATAATAATATTTAATATTCTGTAGATATTCGGTGTAAATATTCATTAATAAACTTTTCTTTGTTATGAATTATCAATTCTAATGAATCTAAATAAATATCACGATTAATATCTTCATGAATTAATTTTAATAGCGATATAGCCGATTGAATTTCAGAATGAGTCCATATATCTTTTAATGAATCAATTACAGGATTAATTTCAATATTTTCTCGATTAGTATCTTTACTTCGAATTACATCAATGTAATGATTCAGTGTGTGTTTTATTGTGCTATGTGTCTCGTAATTACTATTTAAAATACCTATCCCTTTGATACATTCATCGTAAATAAATTTATAGCTTTCATAAGGATACCATTCTACACATTTCAATATTGGATGATATAAATTATGTAAATCTTCACGAGTGTCTCCATCAATCATTCTTATTATCCCTTGACCATAAGAAGGGGGTTGATAATGAATACTATTATCTCTAATAGATATTTTTGTGCCTTTATCTTTGTATTGTAACATGGATAATCTAAATATTACTGTGAGTGGTTCTAGTATAAAATTTTTTTCTTTCTTATCTTTTACGAATGATTCTATATAAGTTTGAAAACTCTGCATCTTACTAATTGAATTAATTATTTAAAATTTAAATATTAAATTTAGTTATAATATGTTTAAGATGTTATCATTTGCTTTATATTTCACAAATGTTTATTCTCAGCCTGTGGGTGTTGTAGGTGGAGCAAGAGATACTAATAATTGCTTAATTTCAGCTGGATACAGTTGGTGTGAATCTTCTAATTCATGTATTAGAACGTGGGAAACACCTTGCAAAGATCATTTCACATCTTGTGATGACTGTTTAAATAAACAGAGAAATGGTATGAATATTGCTTGCCCGACAAGTTGTGATGTTGAAGGACCAATCAGTATCCCCTTACCCAAAACACCATGCCCTGATGTTATGTGTCTAATGTATTGTGAAAATGGATTTGTTCAAGATGATAATGGATGTAATACATGTCGTTGTAGTGAATCCATGAATACCATAGACCCTATTGTAACCGATCCTATGCCACAGCCTATGCCACAGCCTATGCCACAGCCTATGCCTATGCCACTACCTATGCCACCACCTATGCCACCTGTTTCAGTTAATGATAACAATAATGATGTATCAGTAGTTAATCCATTTTTAAACGCTTGCTCCCAAGTTCAAATGGCTGTTTATCATAGATGTGATAGTGATTGTCAGAACTGTGATTTAGAAAATACACGGACTGTATTAAATGATTGTATGAATAACAATATCCGAATGAGAGATATTTTATGTCAGGGTGAGATGTCTTCATGCGATATTCCATATGAAGATTGTGAAAATGAATTTGTATGTCCTAAGATTACGGAAGTCACAAGTTGTGGTGAAAATGGTTTAAGTGGATATTCTACATATCGCTTATCGTTAATCATTAAAAATTCAAATGTTAAGAATATATATGCGATTTATGGAGATGACGAAGGTTCTCCTAAACCAATGATTATCCCACCCGCATATCAGAGTATTGTTAATTTTAATAGTAATATTGGTGGAATTTTACCAGTGATCACGAATATTGATCCAGATGCTCAATATGATAGTTGGCTAACTGTAGGTATTACTGATGGAAATCAAGATAATGAAGTTATGACAGTAGGTATTGATTTTTCGTCATGGACCGAAACTTCTGGTATTCATACTACTAATGGGGCAGTATTTACTATTGATCCTGAGATAAATATTGTAGATGGTGATGAATACACGGTGGCTCAAATTACTATCCCGAATGATAGAAGTGTAGAATTAACTCTAAATGCTCAAGGTAGAACAAATTGTGCTAAAAATAATAATTGCGATAAATATAATCGTGCTTGGAAACAAGAAGGCATTATCTTTGACATTGTTCCACCCGAAAGACAAAATATAGATGTTATCCCACGCGGATGCACAACATGGTTTGATGGTTGTAATACATGTATGGTGAACAATGGTCAAATTAGAGGTTGTACTCGCATGATGTGTTTTAGAGAAGAAAATCCCTATTGTACTCAATTTCAATCAATTGGTTATTAAATATGTCATTAAATATGTCATTAAATAGATCATTAAATTAATAAATTAATAAATTTGATTTAAAATATTAACAAATATTAAATATATAAATATGTTAATTCCACCTCGTTGTTACACATGTGGCGAAATACTCGCAGATAAATGGATCCCCTATATTTCCGCAGTTCAAAATGACAAAAATAACATGGATGGTTCAGTAAATCCAGAAGAAGATTTACTCGAGTTAAAATATATTAATGTTAAAAATCCAAAAGCAGAAAAGAGTATTGAAGGAAAGGTTTTAGATGAATTAAAACTACATAAATACTGTTGTAGGCGTATGATGTTGGGTAATGTTCATATTATTTCATACTTATCTTAGGCTTTTGATAGATTAAATATCCTATTAAGTAAAAACATACTATTGAGATAAAGGTATTTGTATTTGTATTATTTTTTTGTATGATGAGATACAATAAAGGTGTTGCTAAGAGATACATAAATGAATCTCCTATGACAGCACCAGTTTTAACATTTTCGGCATAGCTTTTAAATTCATCCATAACCACATTTTTATTTTTAGGATAGGGTTTGATAACAAAGAAATAAAATAAGAAATCATGTGTAATCTGAACAAGTAAAACTAATCCTAAAAATTTTAACATTTCATATTCTGTATTAATATAATTTTTGTCTACTAAATATTCATAAATATATTTAGCTAGATAAAATCCTATCAAAACGGATAAAATATCCAGGATAATAGCAGACCATCCTAAGTTATCATACCATCTATTGATTGATATACCTGTGAAAGGACTTTTAGTGAATCTAAATAAATACAACATGAATAGTTCGATTACAACCGCAGCGGTCAGAAAATGTAAAAATGTTAAATCTTGAATCATTATATTTATATATTATATTATAATATATGGATTATTTGAAGAATTTTTCAATGAATGATTATCCGATTAAAATTTCTATCGAAGCATTTGTCGTTGCTTTGTCAATCGTCATACTTGGTTATGTTATACAATATGTTTCTGGAATTAGTAATCCATTGTTATTATTATTTGTGACAGGATTTTTAGTTCATTTAATTTACGATCTACTAGGATTAAATAAATATTATTGTCAAATATGTGCTGGTTGTAAGTAAAGTAAATAATTTATTTTATTCTATAATAATATTATAATGGAAATTAAGCTAGAACATGTTTTCTTGTTATTATTTGTGATTATTTTATTTTACTTTGCTAACAATGTAGAAGGTGTATATGATGAGACCTGTTTTACTAATACTAATAATGCATGGCAAAGGCTATGTGAGTTGAACGAAAATTGCGAATACACCGGGCCGAACGAATTGGGCCGCCACTTTTGGGAAGATGGGGAATGCAGATCAAAGGATCCACCTCCACCTCCACCTCCACCTCCACCTCCACCTCCAGAAACTCCACCTCCAGCAATTCCAGCTTCACTCAATCCTATTGAAATAAGACCTAAAGTTTCAATCAGGAGAACCTATAGTCCAATATCATTAGGAAGTAAAAGAATTAATACACCATCATCAACTAACCGATGCATTCAAGATGAATCGGGAAGTTGTGGTTTTGACTGCCCGGCCGCTGTTAACGACTGTTGTTTTTCAAGCGATTCATATCAAGTCAATCATGGACTTGTGACTGAGGAATCATGTAATGCGTGTTTAAGAAGTTATCGTTGTTAATATATTTATTTTTACAATTAAATCTATTATTAAAAATATAATTTAATATAATAGATATGGTGAATACATCTGGTCAAGATTCAAATTCAAATATAGATTACGATACACTAAAATCACAGATAAAAGATCAAGTAAGGGAAGAATTAATGCAAGATGTAAATGATATGATACGGTTACAAAACGATAAAGTGGAGAGTAATTTAGTAAGAATGAGACAATCAATAAGCGGAGGTAGCATCAATGAAAACAATTTACAAGATGATCAAATGGATCAGTTACTAAACACTCACATGAGGGACATTACAAGAGAAACACGACCTCAGATGAGTTCTGCTGGATTGGAAGAAATCGCGACTCATTCCAAAGATTTAAGCAATCATGAATTACATCAGATAAAAAAGATACACGAAAAAGACCATATGATAAAATCTAAAACAATCTTAGATGAATCGTTGGGTGATATTATGAATAAATTAGTGAATTTTTTAACATATTCATTTGATGGTTATACAAAAGCGTATTATGAAGCAGAAGTAATGGAAGATGTATATGATAACGATAAATCTACATATCAAATGATAAAAGTGAACTTAATCGCATTAATAATATTTATGAGAAAAGATCAAAACATCTTGTATATAGGCATATTATTGGTTTTATTATCAATTATAATCTATTTAGTAAATATAACTACATCATGATAGATAGCATAGATACTAATAATTTTTTAAAGACTATCATTCAACCAAATATAAAATTTTTAGCGATAATAACAGCTATAATAATTTTAATATCAAGACATTTAGAAACAAATATTATTTTCATGATTAGTATTTTACTGTTTGTCTTTGTAAACTACAAAAATATAAATGAAACATTTAAAGATATCAAAAACAATGAAAAAAATAAATATGATAAAGTAATAGAAGATAATCACAGAGTAAAACATGAAATTCATTTTAACGAAGACTTGAATAAATATCTTCATAAAATGAGGAAATTCAGGAAATATAATCCTCAATCATATGATTCTGGTTATAATTACATAAAAATGTTTATGTACACAGTTCATGACTTAGAAAAAGATGATATATCTCATCCTAAACAGTATTTTGAAAATGCGCAATTATATTTGAAAAAGGCATTGAATTTATTTCAGAGTATTTCATTATCTGTGCCGGAAGAAAAATTTATTCATGCTTTAAAATACAATAAATACGAAGAAAACAAATTATCAAATAGAATAGGTGAATTATGTAAGAAGATATACAAACACTGTTACTATATTTTATATAATTTATCATTGCGTTTCAATGAAGATTTCTTTAAGAATCCAGACATTTATAAAACTGAAATAAATCTCAATGCGGATGTAGTTGAAGAAAGTAACACTTTTGATCATTCATATGAATTATTTTAAGTTTAAGTTGAAATTTATTTTTATCCTTACTTTTAATGAATTGTTTAAAAGTCAATCCCGAGTTATTAATAAAGCGTATCGATGTAAAACTTAGAGATACTGAATATACATTTTTAAATATATTAGACGAATATAATATCTCTTCAAATATTTATTATGAATATCTATGTGGCATAGATGAATATAAATTAAAGAATGTATGGAATCATGTTATTAGTAGATGGAATACTATGAAATTATCTTTAAAATCAAATAGTGAATTTAAGAATAGTGAATATTCTCTTGGTGAATATCATCAAATCCATCACACTATAAACGATGAAACATTAAATTCATTGTTAAAAGATTTTATTAATGATTCACCTGTTAGATGTTTCTTTGTTGCAAATTGTATTCAAAATTATATTTATCCCAAATAATTTTCTATATATTATTATAAATAATATGGTTCAGACTGGAGGTAGAAAGAAGCGTTCTAAGACGGGTCGCAAGGCGAGTGCTAAGTTTTTAGCCGCTGGTAATGAATGGAGAAAGCATGTTAAGAAGGTGATGGCTCAGAATGTTGGTAAGGATTTTAAGACAATTCTTCAATTAGCCGCAAAAACATACAAAAAGGGTAGAAAGAGTTTAAAAAGATTCAGTGATTCTAGCATCAGCATTGAAATTAGAAGCAAGAAGGCGGGCAAGAAAGCCGGCAAGACTAAGAAAAATACGAAACGCGCTAAGAAGAGAGGAACTCGTAAGAAGAGCAGAAAGCGTAGTTCTGGATTCTTTGGCTTATAAAATAAGTATAAGTATAAGTATGAGTATAAAATAAGTATAAGCAATAAATATAAAGTAAGTATAAGTATGATATAAAGTAATTAATTTTTAACTAATATAGTAAATCATTTAAACATATTTTTTGTATATTAAGTGTATTAAACACTTAACTATGCCTAACGCGAAAGGTGGTAAGAAATTTAAAAAGGGAAAGAAACAAACATTTCATGAAAAAGCATTAATTTATAAAGATCCTAAAGAGGATCAAGAATATGGAAAAGTGATGAG